CTTGAACTCAGCGTTGTTAAACCGACGCCAGCTCGTGAACGTAGGTGAACCCGCAGGGTCATCCTGCGTGGTGCGGATATACAGCTCAACATCACAGGTGTTTGGAGCGGTGCCGTCAAACTCAGTGATCAGGTCAAAATCAGGCTCATCGTCAATGCGTTCTCCATACGGAAAGAAGCTGCGAGCCCGGAGCGTGCTGTCTAGCTTGAGGCTGAAGACATCGCTCAACGTAAACGTGTTGCCGCTGTTAAAGACATACGTTCCAGACGTGTGTAGCTCGCTATCGCCTTGAAGCACATAAGTACTGTCATCTTCAAGGAGCAACGCATTCCCATCCTCAAGGTCAAAGTCGCCAAGTGCGTTTAACTCATTACCTGTACTTGCCAGCTCTAGCTCATTGTTTGTGGTATCTACCGTCAGGTTGGTCTTAGTGCCGGTGAATGATGGATCCTCTGTAGAGCCCAACGCACCAACAACTTCAACGCTCTGAAGATCAGCTTTTGTAAATTCAATCAGCGCAGCCGTCAGACTTTCGCGTCCACCAGAGTCAACAAACTTGGCGCTGTACGTTCCGGCTTTTAGGTCGGCATACGCTTCAGTTGCAGAGCCTGCAATCTGCTGAGAAATACTTGTTGAGTTCGGCCAAGTGACGCCGCTTAAATCAGGCGAATGACGCAAGCGAACATAGCCACCAACGCGGACATCCAAATCAGTGGCTTGCGTCCAAGTCAAACGTGCCTGACCGTTGACCGGAATCATGCTGAAGCCTTGGACATTTGCCGGGGCAGCAGTTTTGCCCTCTAACTGGAAATTTGCAGCTGTAATTTGGCTGCCTTTACCCAAAGAATTTTTAGCTTGAATCTGGACATACAAACGCCCCGCACGCAGTGTTCGCAGAGTTACTGAAGGCGAAGATGTTTCTACAGCCTGCCAGTTGTCATTATCAACCCGATATTGGACGCGGAACTCACTGACATTGACGCGATCATGGTTCCAGCTGACCGACGCGCCAACATGCACGCCATTGCCTTCTTCGTATAAGAACTCGTCAACGCTAACGCTGTCAACTGGATTAGGGATTAAAGATAGGTTGGTAATATCGCGGTTGGTCAGCTCAGCGTCAGACTCAACCGCGTCATAAATCGTGCTGTTATAAGCAACAGCACTGACGCCGTAAATACCCTCTTCCGCCTCAGCGACAGATACAACGCGAAACTGTTGAGACTGAATTTCGTCGTTCTGAAATAGAAATACCGATCCAACAGAAGGTACTTCGCTAAATGCAGTCGTTACGTCAATGTCTACGCCATCAATTATGGTGTCACCCTGCAGGATGTATTTGTTGCCATCCTCAAGCAACAGGTCGTCCCCATCCTCAACCTCAAATTGACCAGCAGAAACAGTTTCTTCCCCGCCTGCAAAGGTAATACCACCAACAGGGACATTTCTTTGCTCAACAATCCCGCTAGGCAAAATCACTGATAGCTTCGGGTTGTTGGCAGCTGCCAGTGAAGTCACCAGGTCATCTGCACTGTCGGTTGCAATTCTTGTTGTGGATGCACGTTTGATTCGACCAGAACGACGCACACCAGCACGAACAGGATCAGCAATATCCACGACCATGCCAGGACGCAGGATGATGCCGCTTTCAATCGCAACGCTGAACTGAATCGTCTCAGTCAGGTTCTGCTCGGACAACAGCGTCCACTTACCGATGCGGTGCGCTTGACCTTGGCTGTAACAACCAATCGCTTTAATGTCCTTTTTGATGATGCCGTACTTGGCGACCGCATCATGGTCTTCAACGTATTCATATTCGACATCGCCACGAGTGTCGTATGACTGCCAAGCCACAACAGCAACGGTATGCCGTGCTTTCTGGGACGTGCCCTGATACTGAAAAATACCGTCAACAACGTTGCTTGGTCCCAGCAAATACTGCGGGTCAGACGGCTTGTCCTGCAGCAGCTGCAACGTTCCAGCGCCGTAATACGCAATGCCACGGAAGATGGCCGTCATCTGCTGAATGACGTTGTAAACCTCGTCCCTGCTGTTAATCAGCATGTTGAGGCTGAAACGCGGCTCTACATCCCCCGCTCCATCATCGACAAGCTCGTTGCAGTACTGACTGATTGCAAAAAAGTCGTACTTGTCGAGCGTCGATTCGGGCACACCTGCCCCATACCTCTCAGAAATCAAGAGGTCATATAGACACCAAGCCGGATCGTTACACCAAGTTGCAGCCTGGAACGTGCCGTCCCAAATGCCGGAATACGTCAGCCGACCGAGATGTGTTGTGGTGTCTACCGTCGCGTTGCTTGGAATCTTGACCTTGATTCCACGAATTAAATACTTGCGGGTTGGAATGCTGTTGAACTGACGCGAGTCAAACCGCAGGCCAACCAGTGCTGAGTTGGGATAGCGGAACTTGTCGTCAATAATCTCGGTGAAGCTTTGAAAAATTGTGGTGCTAGCTCTTTTCGTGCTTGTTTCGTCGGCACTGACACGCACCATTCTTACTTCTGCCGGAAGTGTGCCGGTAAGATTGATCAAATAGTCTCGCTGGTAACGGTTACTGCTTTTACCGCTAATAATATCGGTAATAACGTCGGTAAATTCAGTATCTCCGGTATATTTTGTTTGAATTTTAATCTGAACGCTATTACCAACGATGTCACCATCGTCTTCCAGCACCTGAAGTGATGGAATTGTTAGTGTTACACGCAGTCGATCAATATCTGTACCTGTGCTGCGAGTAACTGAAGTGCCGTTTGTGACTTCAACACCAACTGCTGTTTCTCGTTCTGTTGTATTGAACGGTCCAGCAAGGTGAACCTGGTCTTGCGTTCCAACACGGGTAACAACAGTAAAACCCTCAAAGTTATTTGTGCCGTCAGCAGCTTGAACAGGCGTGTCATCCAGAAAAATGCTTTTGTTGCCGTCTTCAAGACCGCCAATCTCGCCCTCGCTGATCAGGTCAAGGACGTTGGCAAACTGTGTTGACTGGAGCGTGTCGTCCGACTCGGTTGGCGTGCTTCTGCTGCCACCGCCTTTACCGCCACCACCAGCGCCAACGACGTATTTAGTCTGTGTCATGCCTGCACCTGATCAACGTCAAGACCGCTGGATAGCACTGCCGAACCAACGAACAGCCGTCCATAGGCTATTGGGCAGGGCATCCCCTGACGACTGGTGTTGACGACGTTAGAGAAGGTAAAGGACTCCAGTTGCACTGACTCGTCGAGCGTGCTGTTTAACCCTGGTTGCGGTGAAATAGCCGTTGCTATTCCGGAAAGCACTAAAGCAACTCCAATGTTGCCTGCTGCAACTGAAAACCCAATAGACGAGCCAGCAACAGCACTAAATCCCCCAGCACCAAAAGTTAAACTTGTTCCGCCAGTGACAATCGCGAGAGCGACAAAACCTAAACCAGCAGCAATTTGTCCCGCACCACGGCCCGCACCAGCAACAACAGGCGTAATGCTGAACACCTCTTGATCACTAAAAGGCAGTCCAAACGGCGTCAAATCATCAGAAATTTTTTCTCGTCCAATAGATACGCGATAACCAACGCCATCTTTTTCGCTATCAATCAACCACTTGTCTAAACCAGGAAAGTTGACGCACAAAGCTTTGATAGCCTGCGCTGGTGTTACTACATCAAACTCAAACCGGCATTGACCAAGCCGTTTACGCAAAGCGCCGTAGACCTTAACGACTTTCATGCCTCAAGGCGCAGGCAGTGCTCTTCCCATAGTAACCGCCATAGACATCACGGCTAGACAACCTGCCCTGCACATGATGCAGCACCTGTTGATCACCCAAGTAAATTGCTGCATGGTTCGGCAACGGTGAAACCAAATTCATCAAAATCAAGTCACCGCGCTGCACCTCCTCAACCGGGATCTTGCGAAACCCTTCCGCAGCAAAGTTATCCATATACAAGTTCTCGCCACGATCCCAGAACTTGTCCCGGCGGTCATAGTCCCGCAACTGAACGCCGTACTCCCTTGCGTACCAGTCCCGCACAAGCGTGTAGCAGTCCACCACGCCGAACACAAACTCACGCCCCACATACGGCAACTCAAAGCCTGCTGGCTCGCAGTAACCCCAGCCTTCAGTGTTTGGATTGACGATGAACCACGGCAGCTCTGACTTCTCGCATGCAACGCGATCAGCTGTGGATGGCTCAGGGTTGGTCTTTGGGTGGCTGTGAACAATACCAATCACCTCGCCTTGATCTTCTACGGCGTCCCAGCCGCTGAGAACAAAGTGCTCGTCTGGTGTTTCAGCGATGTTTTGGCACGGAAAATACTTGCGCCGTCCTTTGACAACAGCAACCAACCCGCAGCACTCGCGTGGTGTTTCAGCTTTTGCGTGCTCCAAAATCTCAACCTTCATGGCTGCCGATAAACGCATCACTTGGTCAGACCCGCTCCAGGGAATGATCCAAACGGCAGCTCGGCGTTTTCGCCAAACCGCAGCTTGCAGCTGGCAACTCGCTTGCCACAAACATCTTGAGCAAGCGTGCTGACCTCATTGCCGTTCACGTCGTAGTAATCAGTGCCGGTGTAGCTGCACTCGCTGCTGCGATATTTCCACTGGCAAATGTTGGCGATGATCTGACGCTTAGGAATCTTCTGACCAGCTAGGTCAAACTTGCTGGCCAGCTCAAATGTCACAGTATCTCGCGTTTCGCTGGATTTACGGTCAATAAACCAAACCTCTTGCGGGAACTGAGCGTTAGGGTCTGCCGCACTTTCACCATCAAGATATTTCTTCAGTGTCCTAATGCGACGAACCTCCGCTCCACCAAGGTCATTGCCTGCGGTTGTGGTGTTGACCAGCAACAACAATGCGCTAATAGTGCTGCTGAGGTTGCTAATGGTCAGTGTTGGCCGTGGCAACGTGCCAGTGTTTGTGTACTCAAAACCGTCAGCTTTAAGCGGGATACGACTGTAGGTTGCGCCGTTAAAAACAATGTTGCCAGTTACGTCAGCATTTGCACCGGCATGAAAGCGAAAAACATCACTGCTGCCATGCAGCGCTGAATCGAGTCTCAGTTGAAACAGCTCAATAATTGCGCTGGGGTTGATCGCAACAAGATCTTCATAGGCCGATGCGATGCCTGTCCACACACAAGTGTTGTCAGTGATCGTATCGCCAACGTTGTTCGGCCAATTAGGTTCTGTCGCTGCTGACGTTCCAGCAGTGGTACACCGAAAAAACAAGCCAGATGCCTGCTCAGTGCTGGCGCGTCGGATGTCGCCAACAGAAAACGCGGTATTAGCTGCCCAGGCTGCTACTGCCATTACGGTTCAAAGACTTGGCGGAACGTTGCTTGAATTGTGGCGCGATTCAAGTACGGAATCGACTTGCTCCACGTCTCACAGACAAACTTGGCACCAGCTGACTCGCCAGGTGGGGTGAAGTCAAAAGCAGCGTTGTCATCCGCACGCGCATCCAAGAATGTCTCGATCGTGTCTGAGTCAGTCTCTGACACCTCAAACGTCAGGTTGTAAACCTTGGGATTTTGATTCAGGCCAAAGCTAAGGCGTTTTTCATATCCGTCTCCGAAGCGCACAGTTCTAACGTTTGGTGCGCTGCGTTTTTGAACGCCGTAGGTGGGCGTGATTGACGGGAAAGTAGCCATCAGCTTGCGAGGAGACCGCCAGGACGTTTTTGCTTCACCAGTTCTTGCTGCACAGCCAAGCCGATTGCCTTGCCAAGCTGCGAAGCCTGATCAGCGTTGCCTTCAACAGACGAACCAGAAGCATCTACGTTTACCGTCACATTAGCGCTGCCCATTGCGTTGTTTGGAACGATATTGCCCTGCGCTCCAGGAACGAACAACTCAGGGCCACGCTCACCAACCATGTAGGGACGACCTGCTCCAACCGCTCCACCAAGAGCTTTTGGTGCTGGGAGTGGCGGCAACGGTTGCGGTCCTCGATTGAAGAAGTTTGGATCTTTTCCAAGATTCACACCTGGACCCGACGTAACACCACCGCCACCAAAGAAGTTCAGGCCGATGCCCAAAATCTGCATCTTGATCTGAGCTGCAATCATCTGGGCAGCCATATCAAGGAAGTGATCTGCCGTGCGCTGGAACAAGTTGGCCAACGCCTGCTGAGCACTCATGCTGCCGTCAACAATGCCTCGGAATGACTCAGCAAATGAGTTGCCCAGGCTTTCTGACAAAGCAATCAGCTGATTGACAGGATCCATCAACGTATTGATTTGACCCTGAATCGCTTTGATTGCATCATCTAACCGATCACGATCAGTCTTTGCGGCATCGCGAGCAGCACCCTTAGCTTCTTCTCCCCGCCGCTCAATCTCATTGCGGCGCTCCAATGCCTTGTTTAAGCGCTCTTGCAGCTCTGCCTGAAGCTCTGTACCCGCAGCGGCATCAACAAGAAGTTGCAGCGTTTCAATTCTTAGATCAATCTCAGTCAGCTGTTTTTCGGTAAGTCGGTCAATTTCTTTGACCTGCTTGTTGATCTCAACAGTCTGCTGAGCAACTGCCGGAACAACTCCGGCCATAATCAACTCGCCATACTCACGCTCAAATGCCGCTTTGTCCTTAATTGCATTGAGCTGGTCATCAAGCGGTTTAACAAGATTCTCAGTCTGTGCAAGAGTTTTCTCTGCTAACTCAAGCGCTTGTCGGTCAAACTTAAGATTTGCAGCAAGCACTTCTCCAGTTTCTCTTAGGGTAATTAAATCTTGATCTTCTGTATCTTTAAATTTTGCTCGATCTGCTTTTGCTGTGGCCCTTGCTTTTTCAATCGCCATCTCTTGCTGCAAGATAATTTTTGCAGCTTGGCTTTGCTTGCCCTGTAAAGCAATTAGGTTTGTTTCAGCAACAACCTGCGCTTGAACAATTTCAAGGCGCTTACGCAACATGATTGTTGGGTCTGCTTTCGATCCGCCAGTAGGTTGATCTTGAAACGAACGCAAAAACTCTTCAAGCACTGCTTGCTCATTACTAATTCCAAGTTCAGAAGCAGGAATAGCAGTTTCAAACTTAGTTACCTTTTGAGATCTTCTAACAGCTCGTCTGAATTTTGTAGGAGTTGTTGCTCGAAGCTCTTCGTTTGTAAGCGCGACAGTTTTACCTTTAATTTTGTTTAGCCTTTCTTCAATTATTAGTCGCTGTTTAGCAACATCTAGTCCTCTAATTTCGTTACCTAGCTGTATAATTTGATCCGAACTCATTTCGGAAAGCAAATCTTCCAGTGTTTTGCCTAGACTTGCAGCGTCTTTTATTTGAGCAATAGATCTTAAGAGCTGAGGTGAACCAAATAGTTTTGCGGCGTTTTCGCCCATTTTTGCATCGCCTAGAAAAGCAAAAGAACCGGCAAGCTGCATTGCCTCTTCTCTTGTTATGCGAAGACTCTTGGCAAGCTCGTCGATGTCCTCAGCAAAGAATTTAGAATCACTGCCAGCTTTACTAAATGCGTTGTTTAGGTCTCCCAGAGACTTCTGGAACCTGATGTTTTTGTCGATGGCTTCGCCAATCGCGGTGCCAACAATGCCCAAAGCGAAGCCAAAGGTTCCGCCCATCGCTCCACCGATGGCACCACCTACGCCACCCGTGATTGCAGCAGTGGTTGACTGACCAAATAGAAGTGGAAAACCACCGCTCAACAGAGCACCACCAGCTGCACCCCTGAGACGCCTGTTACGTCTTGCTCTTTGTTGACGCTGGAACTCTGCTCTTTGAGCTGCCGCTTCTGGGGAATCAAGAACAGTTGCAGGCCCCATAGTCTCTATGGGTACTCCCGCCATTAGATTATTTACCTCTCTAAGCCGAGAAGCAAGTTCTTGGTACGACGTAGAAGCTATATCAACTTGTCCAATAACTCCTTCAAGAACTCGGCTGTAATCAGCAAGACCTCGGGTAGTATTTGCTGGCTCAAACTCCAGCAAGTCTTTCATTGTGCCGAATGCACCAAATCTAGGCACTTGCTGCTGTTTACTTTTGGTGCCCGCAATCAGTAAGTCAAAAGCACGAGCAGTGTCTTCTGCTTGCTCTTTAAATTGTCTAAGACCTTTAACAGCAGCAGTAAAATCAGCCTTGGTTATTGCATCAGTAAAAATTCGAGCCTCTGCACTGCCTCTTGCAAAATTAGTTCTAGCGTCTTTAAGCTCTAAAATGTATTCTCGCAGCTTTCCGGTGCCTGCTTGAACAGCGGTTTTATTAAAATTAAAAGCTTTTGTTTGCTCTAGTGTTGCCTTTTTTAGTTGAGCTGCTTGATCTTTTGCTTGTCGTCGAAGTCGAGCTGCATCCGTGGCTTCGACTGCTCCTTCCTTTTTTAACTGAAGTAAGTCCTGCTCAATCTGACGAAGCTCTTTAAGCTCCCTCGTCAGGCTTTTTAGCTGAGCGCTCTGTACGTTTACGCCAATGTTAATGCCATAATCCATGGCTGGACGTAAAGCGACTGCTCAGCCAAGTCTATCGTGCCTACCGCATCTTGGCCCTCTGAACCATTTTCGCCTGATCCCGAGCCTTTTCTTCCTGCTCGTTCTTTAACGAGTAATACGCTGACCAGCTCACCAACTCCTCTTGAGTCAGCTGGTGCGTCAGCGCACTAACCGTCATACCAAGCTTTTCGGCAAGGAAAAAGATGAAAAACCAGTCGTTACTAGCTTTTCAAGCTCGCTTTAGCGTCCTCCACTTTGTTTTCCGCGCCAGAATTCAACATGGCGAGTTGAATCTCTTGAAGCACTCCGGCTTCAACAGAGTTCTTCAGCACCGCTTTTTCGCCGTCTTGAAACAGCCGCTTACCGTCAGCGTCCAGCGCTTTGCGAATCATCATGCTCAGCGCAAAGTCGCCTGAGTCATCTGAATCCGCATTTTTCTGGATCGCTTCTCGCTCAGCAATGGTCAAAGGGTGCCAGTAAATTTCCAGCAACACCTCACCGTCCTGTTCAACTGCGTGTTTGTAAAGCTGACTGACGCCAAACTTGTTGCGAAGAAGCTCTACAGCTC